TTACAAGTAGGAGAACAAGTTTACAAAATAGCTGTATCTCATTTCTTTAGAGGTTATTCTTTAGAAAATCCTTGTCATGGTGGAATGAGATATATGAGAAGAATGGCTCAAGATAGAGAAATAGCAATGGCTGGAGATTCTCATAATCCTGGAGTTATTAAATATGTTGATGGTGATAGAGTAAGATGTGTTGTAAATAGTGGAACTGCTCAAACAAATAGTGGTTACGCTAAAAGATTCTTTTCTCTTCACACTTCATCAGCATTTCCAGTTATTAAATTAGACCCTAAAGTTCACGAGTTCACACCTTATTGGAATTTAAAAGAAGCAATGAAATGAAAATTATAGAATTTGAAGTATTGGTAAAATTGCTAAACGATAATCATATTGATTATAGTAGTTTAGGTATTGCTCCACCAGCAGAAGATGAAGATGAATTGTTTTCTGAAAAAAGATATTACAATTCTAAATGGTTAGAAGCTGAAATAGAATGTGTTGCTAAAAATGGAGAACATACTATATTGAATTTGTACGATGGTCGTTGTATATTTGTACAAGAACCTATTGAACAAGTTCTAAGTAAACTTCATGATACCTAAAGAATTCCAAATATTAAATCATACTATTACTGTTGTTATTGATAATGAATATTGCCACAAAAACGATTGTTTTGGGCAATATCTTTATCAAGAAAATAAAATAGTTTTAGCTGATAAATATAAATCTAAGAAGAATTGGGTTAGTTATAAAAAAGAAACAATAGAACATGTGTTTTATCATGAGCTAATACATTGTATTCTTTATTATATGAATAATGATTTATGGTTAGACGAAAAGTTTGTAGACCAGTTTTCTGGTTTACTTGCTCAAACAATGAAAAAAGATGAAAGTATTGAAATTAACAGAAGAATTAAATCTAGAGATTCAAAGCGAACTGTTTGAAATAGAAGAGTTTAAAACATTAATTAAAAGAATTAAAGTTGGAAGAAGCGATAATGATGGTAGAAAAAAACTTATAGCTAAAAAAGAAATAGCTTATGTTTATCATATGGCTGACCCTAATTCTAGGTATTATAATTATGCTGAATCTGAAAGAAAAAATAAATTAAAAAGTGATATTTTTAATGAGGTAGATGAAGATTGGCAACCAGATAAAGCAGTTGAATTAGCTATATTAAAGTATAGAGAATTAATTAAAACTCCCTCACTTAGAACTGTAGATAGTATGTTAAATTCTCTTCATGAATCTGAAGAAATTATAATTGAAATAACTAAACAATTAAAACAAGATTTAAAAGACGGTAAACACAAAAGTGGTATAAATAATAAGAGAGGTCAAATTGTATCAGGAACAGAGTTAATGTTGAACGATTTGACTGCTCTCTTGAAAGTCAGTAAAGAAATACCTAATCATATAGAAGTATTAGAGAAATTACAAAAGAAACTACAAGAAGAAAACAAAACTCAAGCAGCTAAAGTTAGAGGAAACTTGCAAATTAGTGAAAGGGAAAGGTAATGTTTGATATAGATTTTAGTCATATTAATACTCAAGAATTTTCTCCTGAAGCTACTAGATTTAGATTAAATAGTTTAAGAGGAAATCCATGTTATATAGATGAACCTAAAAACAGTTTAGCTTGGAAAGAGTATTGGGATTTACAAGAACATTATTGCATGAACGGTTATTCTGTAGGTGGAGTTAGAATTACAGGAGAACATTATTTCTATCTTAACTTTTGTCAGATTAAATTAACTGCTGCTAGTAATAATGTAGAAAAAATTAGTAAAAAGAAAGTAGAAAAACAAGTTACTTTTCCTGCATTTTGGGATAGCGATTGGTTTTACTTTACTGAATGTGAAATAGCTAGAGAACAAGGTGAACATATGATTATTCTTAAACCTAGAAGAAGAGGATATTCATATAAGAATGCAGCTAAATGCGCATATATGTATAGTTTTACTCGTGCATCTACTTCATTAATTGTAGCAGAACTGTCTACATATTCTGAAGAAACAATGGGTATGGCTGTAAACTATTTAAATTTTTTACAACAATATACTGATTTTGGAAAAAATAGATTAGTTAACAAACCTAAAGAAGAAATAGAAAGTGGTTTTGAAGAAAACGGAATTAAGTTAGGTTTTAGAAGTAAGATACTTGCGTTTACAACAAAAACTAATGCAGGTATTCTTAGGGGAAAGGATGCTAATATTGTACTTTTTGAAGAAGCAGGAACATTCGGTAATCTCTTAGCTACATATAATGCAACTAAAGCTCTTGTTCAAGAAGGTACTAACGTATCAGGACAAATGTTTGTTTTTGGAACAGGTGGTGATTTTGCTGGAGGTCAAGTAGATTTTGAAAAAATGTTTTATGACCCTGAAACACATGGATTTAGAGCATATCAAAATATATATGATGAAGGAAAAAGTAATACAACAATAGGTTATTTTCTTCCAGATTATTATTCTAAAGGTGGTTTTATAACTAATGGTGTATCTGAAATAGAATCAGCTAAAGCATCTATTGAACAAGAAGTTGAAAGACTTAAAAGAAGTTCAAAAGATAGAAATGCTCTTGACGCATATCTTGCAGAATTTCCTAGAACTCCTCAAGAAGCTTTTATTAAAATGGGAACTAACATTTTTCCTAAAGCTGAACTAAATCAACAGATTAACGAAATACGTAGCCGTAAAGAATTACAATATTTAGGTACTACAGGTATATTTTATACTGATACAGATGGTAAAGTTAAGTTTGAACCAAAAGATGATTTGAAACCTATACTTAATTTTCCTTATAAACCTGATGTAGATGGAGAAGGTTGCGTTATTATGTATCAACCTCCTTTTAAAATAAATGGTGGTGTTCCTGATGATTTATATTATATAGCTGTTGACCCTTATGCTATTGATAAAGGAAAAGATAAAAAGATAACTAAAAGAGACTCTTTGGGTTCAGCTTATGTTTTTAAAAGAATAAATAATTTTTCTAAACCTTTTGATTTAATTGTATGTGAATATGTAGCTAGACCAGAAAGGCATGATGATTTTAATAAAACTTTATTTGATATGGCTGAACATTACAATTGTAAAATTGTATATGAAAATGATAGAGATGGTGATATAGAATCTTATGCTAGAATTAATAAAAAATTACATAGATTAGAAGTTGAACTTACAGTTTATGACAGTAGTGACGCTCCACGTAAGCAATTAGGAAGACGTTATGGTGTGAGTATGAGTAATTTAGATGTTAAAAAAACAGCAGTAAGTTATTTAAAAGATTGGTTATTAGCACCTAGAGATAAAGATTTAAATGGAGTTCAAGAATTAAATCTTCATAAAATTTATAGTATTCCTTTACTTGAGGAAATTATTAAATTTGACTATCAAGGTAACTTTGATAGAGTTTCTGCAATGCTTGTAGCAATGCTTTATAAAAAAGAACTGTTACTTAAACCTCCAGTAAGCGAAAGAAAAACCTCAGTCTATGAAGATGAATTTTTTAGAAGGTTTGACACAGAATTTGGTAAAAATGAATTGAATCTCTAACTTTGTAAATTAAATTTAAATAATGGAAAATACTAATCAAGTAGGAATGTTGTTTGATATACCAAATCAAAATATATCTTATGCTGACAAAATAAAAGATGATTTTGCTTGGGGTAAAGTAACAATGAATGCTATAATAGGCAGGTCTACTTTTACGACTAATAGTCAAAAGATTTGGATAAAGAAACTATACGATTATTATAACGGCAATATTCATACAGATGATTATAAACTAATTACAGAACCTTTTGGTAAACCTATTGAAGGTACTTGGGGTGATGTAGAAAGTTATCCTATTATTAAAACTAAAGTTGATTTACTACGTTCTGAATATAATAAACGTCCTAAAAAAGATATGGTTTATGTAGTTAATGACGATGTTGTTACTAACATGACTGAATCTTTAAATGAAGAAATTAATAAAACTTTAGAATCTTTATTTGTAAATAAACTTAACGAATTAGGCGTTGCTACAGGAGTTGAAACGGAAGAGGTAGAATTACCTGAAAGAGTTAAAGAAAATTTTGAATCTACTTATTTAGATAAAAGAGCTATTATTGGTCAAAACGCAATTAACTATATTAAAGTTCAACAACATTTAGATGAAAAATTAGATTTAAATTTCTTTCATTGGTTAGTAAGTGGAGAAATTTACTCTCACAAAGATGTAGTTCATAATGAAGTTGTTTACGAAACAGTTAACCCACTTGATATAGATTTTGATAAAGACCCTGATATACAATTTGTTGAAGATGGAGATTGGGTAGTAAGACGTAAATATATGCATCCTTCATCTATTATAGATACATTCTATGATATACTTGATGAAGAACAAATTAAAATGATTGATACTTTAGCTGTATCAGGACCAGCACTTACTTCTAACTCTTCTATATTTTTTGATAGAAGTTTAAATAATAAGAGATGGTCTAGATTAATTGAAGTAATGCACATATGTTGGAAATCTCGTAAAAAAATTGGTATTGTTGACTTTATAGATGAAATGGGTCAACCTCAATCTTTAGAAGTAGATGAATTATACAAAGCAACTCCTGACCAAAAACTTACATGGCATTGGGTAAGTGAAGTATG